GGGGTTATCACTAACGAAACGAGCTTTATACTCGCCCCTACTCCAGATCAAGCCTATGCAGTACAGCTTAATTATTACGCCTATCCTGAGTCAATTGTCACAGCAAGTACGTCTTGGCTTGGTGATAATTTTGATTCTGTACTCCTCTATGGTGCTTTAATTGAAGGTTATACCTACATGCAGGGCGAAGCAGATGTGATTGCTCAGTACACAAAACGGTACGACGCAGCCATCATGCTTGCTAAACGTCTTGGTGATGGTATGGATCGAAGAGATTCTTATCGCTCCGGCCAACTTAGATTGCCGGTGAACTGATGGCTTTTACTGGTAATTACACATGTAACTCCTTCAAGCAGCAGTTGTTTGAAGGGGATTTTGATTTTTCAGCAACAACAGCTCAGACGTTTAAGATAGCTTTGTACACCAACGATGCTACGCTGGATCAGACCACAACGGCTTATACGACGACTGGTGAAGTTGTGGCTACGGGCTACACGGCGGGCGGGGAGCTTATCACTCCTTCACTTGCTATTGATAGTTCCACAGGTATTGTTTATATTGACTTTTCTAATGCTTCTTGGAGTGGTGCTTTCACTGCTCGGGGTGCTCTGATTTATCGAGTAACAACTGGCAATCCAGCAATTTGTGTTCTTGATTTTGGTTCAGATAAGACTTCGACAACTACGTTTGTTGTTGAGTTTCCCCCCAATACCAGCACCGGCGCACTAATAAGGCTTTCATGATGGGCACCCCTGTCGGATTCTTTTCCGAACCACCAACCGTTGTAATTGCTCCGATCCCTCCCAAGGATGATGAAACTTGGGTTGCTGCTGAAGAAGTGGAGATGGAGGGGTCATTAAATATCGACTTGGAAGTTCTCAAAACTAACGTATCGCACAACATCAAATTGGGGTTTCAACAGATTGTTCCCCATCCTACGAATGATGTTGAAGTCATGATTGTTGGGGGTGGACCCTCACTTGCCGAACATATAGGCACAATCAAACAGCTACGGCAACAAGGCGTAAAACTTATTACGTTAAATAATGCGTATCAATTCTGTATTGATCACGGCCTTTTACCTTCTGCTTATTTTATGGTTGACGGTCGTGAGTTCAACAAACGCTTTTTGACATCGATCATTCCTACCTGTAAGTATTTTCTTTCTTCACAATGCCATCCCACTGTGTTTGAAGGGATGCCTAAAGAGCAAACTTATATCTGGCACACCAGTGCAGAAGAGATCCAAGAGATTTTGGCAACCGAGTACAGAAATTGGTATGCGGTGCCTGGAGGTTCGACGGCATTGCTTCGGGCCATCCCTATGTTTAGAATGTTAGGGTTTAAGCGGTTTCACATCTTCGGGTGCGATTCCTGTTTAGAAGACGGTAAGCATCACGCTTACGCGCAAGCAGAAAACGACGGTCTTCCTGTTGTGCCGGTAAAAGTTGGTGGAAAGCTCTTTTACTGTCATCCTTGGATGGTCTCGCAAGCAAGGGAGTTTATCGACCTGATTAAGTTCATGGGTGATGTCATGGAGCTTCAGGTTTACGGTGGGCTTCTCCATCAAATTTTAGTGACTGGGGCGTCAAACGCCGATATTAAGGAGTATTGAAATGGCCGCTTCCGCATGGCAACTCTACAACGACGCCAAACGCTATATCGGCAATGGGACGATTCAGCTTGGTGTTAACAACTTTAGGATGGCGCTTTTTACAAGCGCAAGTAATACCTCAACGTTTACGTTAAGCACCTTTGGTTCACTTACTAACGAGATCGCAGCCACTGGAGGTTATGTCTCTGGTGGTAAAGCACTCGTACCGGCAACGGGGCAGTGGACAACTGGAGCGTCTGCTAAGCAGATGAAGTTTACTTACTCGACGATTGGGCTGACATTCACGGCTTCTGGTGCTTCTTTAACTAACGTTAAATATGCTGTGATTTTTCAATCGGCTGCTACGTTAGCTAACGGTAAGCTTGTGTGCTTTTGCCAACTTTCCTCGACACAGTTCACGGTTTCTTCCCCTAACACGTTGACGGTGCTTCCTGCTGCAACGGGTGTGTTTACTCTCACCTAAACTAGGGGGTCGCGGTGGCGACTACTGAAACAGGCTGGGGCCGAGGTAGTTGGGGGTCTTATGGTTGGGGTGTTGGGATTCTCATCACCCCGGATACCGGCTCGCTTGTTGTTGCTGGTGTAGCTCCATCAGTAGCTCGTAGTAGTGTTATAACTCCTGGGACTGGTACGCTATCTTTAGCGGGAGTTGCGCCGTCTTCATACGTCTCCATACCAATAACGACTCAAACTGGATCGGCTAGTTTTGTTGGTGTTGCTCCTGAATTACTAACAGACTACCGAATACAGCCTGCAACAAACAATTTAACTTTTGCAGGTGCAGCACCTTCGTTAGCTACTACTGCTAGCCCTGCTGTTGGGGCGGCAACTTTTGCCGGTGTTGCGCCACTTGTTGTTACTGGGGTTGTCATTCAACCCGCTACCGGAGCAATAACCGCAACAGGTGCAGCACCAGAAGTTCGTACAGATTTCTTTATTACACCAGCAGTTAATGATCTGGTGTTTGCGGGGAACGCCCCTAATCTTGCACGAAGTCAGATTGTTACACCACAGACAGGATCACTTTCACTAGCAGGTGCTGCTCCGACGATACTTGATGGGCGTGTAGCTATCCCTGGTACTGCGGGTCTTATTGCCGCAGGTGCTGCTCCAAGCTTAGCTGCTACGGTTCAACCAAATACAGGTGCGGTAGCGATTCAGGGGTATGCTCCGACATCAAGTACAGGACAAGTTGTAACGCCTACGGGAGGCGCGACTATTGTAGGGTCGGCTCCTAGCGTTGTTGTTAGCGGTATTGTTATTACTCCGGCAGTAGTTGCTCTTAATATCACGGGCGCAGCGCCGAGTATTCTTAGAGGTTTAGTAGTACAACCGGCTTCTGGTGCATTGAGTTTAGTAGGTAGTGCGCCTACAATTAACAATCCAAACTGGACGCCGATTGACGATTCACAGACCCCAAATTGGGGCGGTATTGATACATCTCAGACACCCAATTGGCTACCCGTGGCTGCGTAGGAGTAATAAATGGCAAGCACATATTCCAATCTTAAATTTGAACTGATTGGGACCGGCGATCAGTCTGGTACGTGGGGAATAACGACCAACACCAACTTAGGCACTGCCATTGAGCAAGCCCTTGTTGGTATGGCTACGATCAGTAGCGGGTTCACAGGTTCTCCGCTCACACTTACCCTCACGCTTACTGACACCAACGCAGCACAGAACGCTCGTGCGCTGGTACTCAACTTGACCCAAGCCTTGGGCAGTGCGGGAACACTCAACGTCCCAGCTATTCAAAAACCTTACATGATTATCAACGCCACGGGTCAAACCGTGACGGTTAAGGTGACAGGACTTACAGGTGTTGCGGTTCCTACGGGGACGCGGGCTTTCCTTTATAACAATGGCACAGATGTTGGTGATTTTTTCAATTACGCGTCTTCGCTAACGCTTGGTACGGACTTGGCTGTGGCCGATGGGGGTACAGGCTCTTCTACCGCTTCTGGTGCAAGAACCAATCTCGGAGCTACAACGGTTGGTTCAAATCTCTTTACGCTTACTAACCCGTCTGCAATTACGTTTCTTCGTATTAATGCAGACAACACGGTGTCTGCGCTTTCTGCTGCGGACTTCCGCACAGCGATTGGCGCGGCCCCCGGTGGCTCCACTACGCAAGTCCAGTACAACAATGCTGGCGCGTTTGCAGGCTCTTCTAACTTAACCTTTGACGGTACGTCATTAACACTTGGTGGCAATCCAACCCTTTCAGCAGGCACAGCCAACGGCGTTGTTTATCTCAACGGCTCCAAAGTAGTTACAACGGGGAGTGCGCTGACGTTTGATGGGACGAATCTGGGCATCGGGACGAGTAGCCCAAGTCAAAAATTGGATGTTCGTGCCGGAGCCACAAACTCGACTATTGCTCAGTTTA